GGTTTATTGTCCACACGCAGGGGGAAATAGTGTCGCGTCACTGGCAAAACGACATGCGCGGGCGCTGTGTGTGTCGCTTTGGGCTTTGACACGTCGCAAAACGTAAATTGCGACAATGGGAAGGACTGCGACACATGGATGGTCTGCTGCGGTGATCAAGGCTTACGCCGAGAGCATCGGGGCAACTGTCCGCACGGCTCAGCGGCATGCGGCGCAAAACACCGATGACTTCCAGCGCTTCACGCGTGGAGTGGTGGGGGATGCCATGGTCAAAACACCGGTCGATGTCGCACCTTTGCCGGTGGATGCGCCAATGTCCGCTCTTGGGCCGCCGGCCGCGCCGCCGGAAGTCGGCATCGACGACGAAAACCTGTCCGAGACCGGCCGCATGCTCAAAGCCGCCTGGACGATGTGGCGCGAGCACTACCGGCAGTGGAACGCCTGCCGCGGTGGCGGCGTCGATCGCATGGGCAAACCCATCACGGCAGACCACCCGATGATGCTCATGCACGCCAAGATCCTCATCGATTTGCGCAAGGCCTACAACGACGCGCTCGCCAAGCACCAGTCGTGGCAAATCGACGCCCGCCGGCTGATCCCGGTCAATGAATTCCACGCGTTCCGCTCCGAGTTCCTCCTGCCGGTCACCTCGCTCATGCGCAACGCCCCACCCGAACTCGCGCCCCTCGTCAATCCCGGCAACCAGCAGCAAGCCATCGCGGGGGCTCAGCAGTGGCTCACGCAGCGCTTCATGCCAGCCGTGGAGCGCATGCTCGAAGGCCTCGCCGGTCTCGCTCCCTCGCTCAAATCCGCATGAGCCTCATCGCCGACATCGTCCGCGGGGATTTCCAATTCACCACCGATCCGCCCGTCGTGGACTGGTCCGAGTCCAATCTCGTTCTCCCCGCCGCCATGGCTCCCGCATCGCCAGGGCCATTCAGCACCGAGCGCCGCCCGTATATGCGCGAAATTTTGGCGTGCGGGCATCCTCAGAGCGGCGTCCGATCACTCACCGTCACCGGCGGCTCGCAGACCGGCAAAACGACCTGCTGCATCCTCATTCTGGCCTACCGCATCCCGCACGCCCCGGGCCCCACGCTCATCCTCGGCAACTCCGAAGATTGGCTGCGCGTCGAAATCAGCGACAAACGCCTCGCCGCGCTCATCGAGGCCAATCACTGCCTGCGCATCCACAAGCCCTTCGACGCGCACAACTTCCGCAAGCTCGCCATGCAGATGAGCGGCGGATTCATCGTCTTCGAGGGCATCAATTCCGACACGTCCACCAGCGGCAGCACCCAGCGCCTCGTTTACATCTGCGAAGCCGCCAAGATCGTCCACCACGAGCGCGACCAGGCACCCGAAGCCCACCCCATCAAGCTCGCCTTCGAGCGCACCAAGGAATTCCGCGGCCTCGAGCTGCAGATGATGGACTTCACGCCAAACACGCCTAATCACCTCGCGTGGCTCACCTACCTGCGCGGCACGCAGACCCACTTCCACGTCCCCTGCCCTCACTGCGGGCACTTCTTCCCGTTTGAGTTCGAGATCCGGAAAAACGGCGAAACCGTCCCCGAAGACGAGATGGAAACCACGCTCGAAGAAGAGCAAGAGCGCGCCGTGTCCGATCACTACCGTTCCCTCGTTTGGAGCCCCGATGCCCGCCGCGCCGATGGCTCCTGGGACATCCCACGCGTCCGCGAAACCATCCGCTACATCTGCCCGAAAAACGGCTGCGAGATCCACGACGACGACAAACCCGGCATGCTCTCCAAACTGCAAGCCGTCCACCACAATCCGAACGCGCTTCTCAGCGATCGCAGCTTCCGCATCCCGTCGTTTTACGCGCCCAAAGTCAGCTTTGGCGACATGGCCAAGGAGTTCCTCGAAAAAGGCGACCTCCTCACCACCGGCCTCCAAAACTTTTACAACTCCTGGCTCGCCCTCCCCTGGTCCATCTACGCCTTCAAAATCGGCGACAAGCACGTCAACGCCTGCATCGCCGGAGCCGAAGGCGGCGGCACCGACAAATACGCCCGCGGCGTCATCCCCACGCGCCCCTTGCACCTCGGCCTCTACGCCGACCCGGGCGAGCGCGCCACCGACTGGGCCGTGTGGGCACTCATGCCAAACGGCGATCTCATGGCGATTCAATGGGGCCGCCTCGCCAGTGAAAAAGCACTGCTCGATCCCGACTTTCTCCGCTCCCTCCGTTTCCCGCTCGCTGGCACCATGGATACCATGGTGCCCATCTCCGGCATCGTCGATAGCGGCTGGAACACCGAAGAAATCTACGACATCTGCCAAGCCTCCCGCGGCTTCCTTTGGCCCTCCAAAGGCGATCCCACCGCGAAGCGCGGATGGAACGTCACCCGCGCCGCCTCTCGCAACCGCGACGAGCTCGAGCTCTACACCTACTCCGACACCGAGCTCAAAGATGAAATGTATGGCCGCCGCATCCAGCGCCGCCGCGGACCGCGCATCATCTTCCCCACCGATGCCGACTCGCATCTTTTGACGGGCTTCACCAATCAAACCAAAGACCGCCAAACCGGCCGCTGGAAAGAAATCCTCAACGACCACCAAGGCGACTGCGGCAAACTCGCCCTCCTTCACTCCCAAATCCTCCGCGCCGGCGGCATCGTGAAGTTTTGACGGCGAACACCCAGCTCGCCGACTGAGCCCTAGCTCAGTTCGGCGCAGCGCACGTTCGGCGCGGTTTTTGACATGACCGCGCCGTCATGCCCGCTGATCTTGCCAAACTTGCTTCAAGCTATCGATTTGAAGCAAGGCTGAAATACTCCACCCTGTCTGAGCAAAAAAACTACCTTGTTCAAGGAGCTCTTGAAAGGTTTAATGACCGCAGCGGCGCGGAGGTAACCTCCAACGCTTTTGCAGGATCTTCATCAACTTTTCAATTTCGAGACGCAACCGCCACACCACAGGAGCATCAAGAGGCGCTGCAAATAGCCATCGAGGAACTCGAAAGCGAAATCGCCGGTGAAGTTGCCAAGTCACTGTGCCGTCCCTTCGGCATCCGTTTCGGCTCCGGCTGCGCTCCCGCTGAAGTTCTCGACCGCATCTGATCATGAGTTCCCGTCGCAAAAAATCCCCCAGCGCCACCGCGCCCGCCGCACCGATCACCAACGCGGCCCTCCCAGCCTCCTCCGGTGGTTACCGCAGCATGCCTACCTGGCAGCCGTGGAGCAACAAATCGATCGAGCGCATCCAGCGCTCCAAAGACATCGTGCAAATCAGCCGCTTCCTGCAAAGCGAGAACGGCATCCCGCAGGTGCGCTACGCCTGCCGCCAGCTCCCGCGCGAGGCCGTCGGCAAAGGCATCGGAGCGAAAAGCATCAGCACGAATGCCGACTTCGCCCGCGATGCCACCGCGCTCTTTCTGAAATGGGCCGACTCGCCCGCCGTGGACATCCGCAAGCAGCAGACCTTCTTCCAGCTTCAGAGCACCTGGCTCTCCGGCATGCTCGGCGATGGCGAGGTCTTTGTGCTGCCCATCTTCGAGCCCATGGGCCTCGGCTGGAGCCTCAACGACAAATCCAAACGCGCCTTCCAGCTCCAAAACATCACGCGCGACCAGCTCACCAATGGCGACGTCACCGATGCGCGCACCGCGCGCTGCATCGACGGCCTTTTCTACAATGGCCTCGACCAGCTCATCAAGCTGCGCCTCAACATCGACGACGGACTCACCGCACTCGGCACCGCCAGCAAATACCGCGACCTGCCCGCCATCGACGCCAAAGGCTACCCGGCCGTCTTCCACCTCAAAGACAGCGGCCGCATCAATCAATACCACGGCGACCCCGCCATCTTCGCCGCTGGCAAAGACCTGCTCGACGTGCTCGATTTGAAAGCCCTGCGCAAACACAGCGCCAAAGTCCGTGCCGCCCTCCTCGGAGCCACCGTCACCAAAGACGGCAAAGTGCTCAACGCCATGCAGCAGGTGCTCACCGCGGAGCAATCCGGCACCCCAGCCGCCGACACTGGCCGCCGTTTCGTCGAACTCGGCGAAGGAGCCGTCTTCATTCCCCTCTCCGACAGCGAGCAGTTCAATTTCTTCAACAACCCGAACGAAGGCGTCCCCTTCAAGCAGATCCTCGAAGACCTTCTGCATCCCTTCATCTTCGAATTCGGCTATCCGCCGGAATGGATTTTCATGCGCGGCAAAGTCGGCGGCACCGAATACCGCGGCCTCCTCGAGCAAGTGAAGCGCGCCCACGAAGGCCTGCGCCAGAAACTTTATCCGCTCATCCAATGGATCTGGGAAAAAGTCATCGCCACCGCCATGCTGCCTGGCGGCCCGCTTTTTCAATACGCTGCCGTCGAAGATTGGAACGTCATTGATTTTGTCACCGATCCCGATCCCTCCGCCGATGCCGGCCGCGATCACAAAGCGCAGATGGAGCGCATGGGTGAAAACCTCATCACGCCGGACGATCTGGTCGAATTGCTCACCGGCAACGACGGCCGCCGCACCCGCGAAGCCGCCGTGTTGCAAAAACTCGAGCTCATCGAGTTCGCCATCGAAGCCGCCAAAGCGCGCGGCATCCCCGCCAGCATCGCCACCGTCATCGCCCTCGGCCAGCGCACCGCGCAGATGAGCAACTCCATGCTCACCACCCTCTCCCCTCAAAGCCTCGCCGGTGATCTCGCCGAAATGGATCAAACAGAAGACCCAGCTGAAGATGATGCGGAGGTTGAAGATGATGATGCGG